GCACACATAGGAACTCGTGCATTTACAGTTAAAGGCGATTGCAATGATTAATTTACACAATGTACGAAGAGAATACCAAGGACAAAATGTCGTAACACCTTGGGATAGATTAAAACGATTTATGTTTGATTCATATCCAGTTATAAAAACACAAATTAAAATAAAAGACGACGATGACTTGTTAGAGGCAGCATCCAAGTATGCAGACGTAGCAGAAATGGCTTGGGTAGTGTTTGACGATATTGAAGTAAATCCAACGTTTCCTTGGCAATACAGACCAGGCGACCAGATTGCTAAAACTGTAATTCATACGTTTCCTAGAGTAGTTAAAAGAACTAACAGACCTGTTAGTTGGGGAGACATTAGATTAGTTCCAACTAATGGAGTAGCACACGGTACAGTGCAAAATAAAATTGTATCAAGTTTCCACGTAGCAGAATTTGATGTGTTTATGATTAGTTTCCACGAAGCTGAAGCAGATGAAAATTTTGTAAAACTAAGAGAACGATTTAAAGACGCACAACATGTTAAAAATGTTGAAGGCATTGGTAATGCACATAAGAAAGTTGGTGAATTAGCAAAAACAGAAATGGTTTATATTGTTGATGCAGACGCAGATGTATTAGGCCACTTTAGTTTTGATTTTATTCCACCAATGAGTAAGCGTAAAAATACAACATATGTATGGAGTGCTAGAAATCCAATTAATGACTTAGAATATGGATATGGCGGAGTTAAACTGTTTCCAGTAGTACAGCTACTTGAAATGGGACATGAACTTCCAGATTATACAACAGGTGTATCGTTTTACCAACCAATTAGCGATGTGTCAAACATTACACGATTTAATAAAGACCCGTATAGAACCTGGCGTAGTGCATTCCGTGAATGTGTTAAGTTAGCAAGTAGTGTCAACCCAAACCAAAGACAACTGGAAACTGATGCTAGATTAGAAACATGGTGTACTGTAGACAACGGTGAACGTTTTGGACGTTACTGTCTCAAGGGTGCATTAGAAGGCAAAGCATACGGACTAGAACATAAAGATAATGTAGAAGAATTAAAGAAGATTAATGATTTTGAATGGCTACGTGAACAATTTGTTGCTAGTATGAAAAAACGAGTAACTTAGTTACTGTGATTGCTGATTATAAACAGTTTTTATTTTCTTAATAAACTGTTTAGAATTACATTGAATTTTAGCGCCAGGGTGTAAAGGCCTTGGCCAATTTCCTACCTTAACCCAACAATACCCATCACTTTCGTTGTTTAGAACAGGAGTAAATTCTTCTCTGACTGTTACAACAAATGTATGGTATATAAAATTCTTGTTAGGACTTGTAAATTTATTCACTGGTATAACTTTTTTAATATCGGGTACTAATCCAACTTCTTCTTCAATTTCTCTATATAACGTTTCAATTGGACGTTCGTCACCTTCAGACTTGCCACCAAAAAATCCCCATGTTCTAGGATGATTAACTTCTCCACTTCTTTGTTGTAGCATTACCCTGCCAGTGTCTGTGCTTAAAAATATACAACCGCTTGCTGTAATCATTTAATTATTCCGATCCAATGTGTACAATCATCGCATGGGTCATCTGTGTTAGAGATATACTCTCCAGAATCCTGAATTATAAATCCCTTCATAACTGTTTACCCATTCTATATTGTTCCATTCTAATTGGTCGCCACTGGCGACATTTGTTACATAATTAGTTGCAGCATTAGCAGAACTATCAAAGCTAACATTCCAACTTGATCCGTTATATTCAATAATGTCATGAATGCTAGCGACACTGTTTGTCCACACTGGATTACTTGCTACATCATTCATAATAATATAACGTTGTCCTAGTGCAGCAGCAGGTACAGTGCCATCACCGGGATAATTTTTACTAGGATCTATAATACCATCTACTGCGGTTAATGTGTTAGTTGGCAATGTAGTAGTATCAATATCAACTACAAGTAAATTTGGATCGCTTGGATGTGCTTCAAGTCTACCAATAATGTCGTCTGCGCTATCTGCAACACTTGAATTCTTTCTCAATCTAACTTGACTTATTCCATCTCTTAGCACTCCAAACGGTTTAAGTTCAGTAGTCCATTCTAATATAGTACCATCTGCTTTTAATTTTTTACTATTATTATTTAATAATTGCAAGTTATTGTTTTCATACTTAACATTCATATCTTCATATGTTACAACAGTGTATTGCAATGTAGATGGATCAAATGCTGTATTTTCTTTAAAGTTGTCTAAATCATCATCATCTAAACTATATAATTCACTAATAATTGTATGAATTAATTTTTGTTGTTTTACTTTAGCTGGAGGATTGATGTGTACAGGTATATCAAAACTTAATGTAGCAACATCAATAATATCATCAATGCTAGAGCCTACACTTCTAGTACTCCATGTTGTGTTAGTTAATTCAACATGACTTAATGAGGTCCAGTCAACTGAACTATTGTTAGTTCTTATATCTAATGTTGGGTTAAACAACACTAGTATTTGTTCCATTAATTGTAATTTTTGATCTGTATTTGAAGTCCAAATATCACAGTTCATTTGTAACATATAAGGAACAGGCGCATGTCGCTCAACTGTATAACTGTTTCCTCTTTGGTTTTCATATACTCCAGTTGTATTGTTGTATTTCTTTTCGGTTACTTGCACCTTGTCAACGTGATCTTGGTATGTTCGTCTTTCTGGTAACATATTTAATGCAGTCACATAGCAACTGATAAATGGAACAGTATTAATGACATTCTCACTATTCTCACGTGTAATATGTGCTGCCATTCTGTTTATATCACCATATCGTACAGGTGTTGTTTGATACACAGGAAGTCCGTTATCGTTTTTTCCCATTTGTACACTGAATCCACTAAACACTCTAATGAACTGCTGAATGTAACGTCTAATTTGTTTATCGTAAAAGTATTGTTGTGCCATTATTCAAAATCACTCTTTGGTTTAATTGCTTTAGTTATTGCAACACGCTCTGGTGTTTCAATGTTGTCTACAATGGTAGAATTAGTGTTGTTAATAAACCCACCTGCATTGTATGTTTTATCACTCCATGTGTTGCCAGTAATATTATCATATAGTCTATGCCACTTGCTTCCTCGTCTAACAAAAAGTCTGCTAGGATTAAAATCACTTCTTACAAAGTACTCACCTTCATTAGGAGAAACTGGAAACTGATCACCTGTGGCTAATACTTCACCATGTTCATATGCTGTAGTAGTATCTTCGCGACCAAATAAATGATCTACTAATGGTAGTCCAAGTGGATCTGCAGCTTCTGCACTTCTTACAATAGCGTTACTAATATTAAGCTCTGTCTTATATGAACTAAGATCGTTTTTAAGACTGTCTGGGTCATCAGCAGTACCAAGTATATCTGCATACTCTTGTGTATCTGTTAATGGTGCTACTTTAACACGCCAAATGTGTGAATACCATGTTTGCGAAAAGCCTTCACTACCACGTGCCGCATCTTGCACTACATAAAATTTATTAATAGCGTCACGTTCATTAGTAAGTAATAATTCGTCACGTAAGTGTGGTAATTCAATTACATCGCCTGGCATAAGTCTACGCCCCATGCGTTCTACCATGTCATTAGTATGAAAACTAATAAACAATGTATCGTTAGTTAAAAATAAGCCAAATTGCGTTAAGTCGAAATCATTATCACTTACATTATATACGCCACGTAAATCAAAAACATCTGAATCGTACTTACGATCCCTATTTTCCATAAACAATAAGTCTTGTATATCTGTTTCGTCAATAAGACCTTCTGGGTTAATTTCTTCACCAGTTATATTATCTATCTCTTGCCCACTGCCGTAATTAGGTTCGCTTGGATCATCTGAATTAGTGTCTGCTGCTGGGCCTAAGTATTTGTGGACATGTATAGCAGTACCACCTATATCAAACTGTTCGCGGATACTGTGGTCCATGAACCTATAGTCGTTACCTTTAAATGGTTTGTATAAACTGAGTCTTGGCATCTTATGATTTCCTTGTTATATTGTATTTATCCATCTTTTGTATTATAACTTGCATTTTATGCTAAATAGTTATGTATGCAGTTAATACTCTGCATTTTATAAGGAATAAGATTATGTTTAATTTTTTCAAAGATAAAAAATATGCCGTGTGGGCATATGTTGGATCAACAGTTATTTTAGTTTCACTTTGGATATCAGTTCAAATTGATGTTCAAATCAACAAATGGTTCGGTGAATTCTATGATATGATACAAACTGCACTAGGCACGCCTAATGCAATAACAATGACAGAATATTGGGGCAGTTTAGCTGCATTTGGTAAATTAGCGGCATTATGGATTGTGTTAGGATTAGCTACTAGCTTCTTAACAGCACACTTCTTATTCCGTTGGAGAGCAAGTATGGTTGAATGGTATCACAGTGTATATGACAAGGCTCGCACAATTGAAGGTGCAGCACAACGTGTACAGGAAGATACTATTAAATTTAGTAGGATTATGGAAGGACTCGGCACTAGCTTAATTGAAAGTGTTATGGTACTTGTAGAATTCTTCCCACTATTAATGGGTTTATCAGTTGGTATTCCAATTATGTTCTTCGGAGACTGGGAATTTGGATTAGTAACAGGCGCTCTAATTTGGGCAGTTGGTGGTACAATATTAATGATTGTACTAGCATGGTTACTAAGACTAGTGGGCATTGAATACGACTTACAGAAGAAAGAAGCAGCATATAGAAAAATTTTAGTTGTTGCAGAAGATGACGGGACAATTAGACCCAAATCATTAAATGAACTGTTTGAAGGCGTACGAGCAATCCACTACAAGAGTTACTTGTATTATTTGTACTTTAACATAGGAAGACTTGCTTATTTACAAGCAAACGTACTAGTAGGTTATGTGTTCTTAGCACCTGCAATTGTAGCTGGTGTAATGACACTAGGTGTAATGCAACAGATTTTACGTGCATTTGGACGTGTTGAAGGTTCACTACAGTACTTGTTTAAAGCATGGCCAACACTTATTGAGTTAGCTAGTGTTTATAAACGTTTACGTGAATTTGAACGTCAAATTAAAGAAAAATAAGTAAAATAAAATAAAAAAACTTTTAAACCCTTGTTTCGACAGGGGTTTTTTTTGGCTAAATTTGTAAATAAAGGTTGACAAGTAAGACATCTTGCCGTATAATAGTAGTATATAAACAATAAAGGAAGCATGCAAATGACACAGTTTAATAAAGCAGATTTTAGTTACCACGGTGGATACTTAATGTATACAGGACCTTATGCAAATAAGCCAGTATATGAAAATAAACCAGGTGTACATCCTAGTCGTGTAGGAACTGGAATTGATCTGTTTATTGCACGTTTTAAATACAGAGGAACTCCTATTTCAATGGCAACGTTTCGTAAAGAACTTATTAATAGCTTTACTGTTGAACAGTATGTCGAAGCATGTAAAACTGAGTCTCCATTAACTGTATTAATGGAAAATAACCAAAACTGGTATAATAATATTATGTCAGCTTGGAAAACAAAAAATAACATAGGAGAAGCAGCACATGTATAAATTATTCCAAATACGTTTAACAGAAGCTGAAGTTGATATGATTAATGCAAAAGGACACGATAGTGTTCCAAAGCAACGTGCAAGACTGGGCATGAGCTGGGCTAAAGACATTGGCAAAGTTTCAGCAGATGCATTTGCCGCTGGATATTATGATCACGTAGCTAATATTACAGCTAATGATCTTGAAGGTGTATTTCATACAGGCAACATGGGACCAGAAGAAAACATTGAACGCTTAAATCAAATGCACAGTGTTAGCGTTGGTGATATTGTTGAAGATTTTAAAGGCGTAAAGCACGTTGTTGCAGATATTGGATTTAAAAAGGTTGACGAAACGAACTTTGTGTCGTAAACTTGTTTTAAATTACCAAAACGGAGTAACAAGCAAATGCTCGAATATTTAGAGTTTGTACAAGAATTACAGAAATTATCAACAAAAACCCCAAATTTAGTTGCAAAGCAACAAATTATTTCACTTATTGATAAGTATCAAAATAAAGCGGATGAAATAGACCGTAGCAATTTTGAACAATTTCACGGAGAAAAATAAATGGCTAGATTAGCTGGAATAAAGATAAAGAAGAAAAAAGCAAGACTTCCTTCAGAGCGAATTCGTAAAGGATCACTAAATGATCCAGACTGGACGGGAGCTGATGGTTGGTCAGGAAAAGAGTATCACGATAAACGACAAGCGTCGACGTCTTACTATTATCAAAATTATAAAGCAAGCGATTTGACTGACTTTGCATTTACATGGATGCTTAATAACGAATATACTAAGCAAGACATTAAATGTGTTAAGGCAGCGAAGAGCCAATCAATTAGTGCAGTAACAGGTTACTACTGTCGTATGCTTACAATGGGGTGTCCAGACGAACATCTTGCTTGGAACGCCTATTGGGAAAGTTTACCAGGAACAGCAGGAACACCTAAACCAATTAGTGAGTTTATTAAGAAACGCATTTCTAACGCAATTGACGAAGGAAAAACATTTGTAGCAGAAACAGAACGATTGGCAGCACAGGAAGCTAAAATGAATAGTCGACCTAAGCCAACTATACAAGAATTATTACATCAATCAGCTATGCAAATGACTGACGAAATTGAAGATTTCTTAGACAGTTGGGTTAATAGTAAGTATGATGTTACAATGGTAAAAGACTTTACCCCTGATGCAATGCTTCGCAAAGCAGGTGCCAAGCAAGCACACTCGCGTATTATTAGAAAAGTATATGAAGCTAGTGTCGCTGAATTTGCCGAACTTGTTACAAAGGTAGCAAAAGACGATAAAGATGATATGCGCCTACAGTTAGAAGAGGGCTACGACCATATGTCAAAAGCACAACAAAAAGTTGGGCTTGAGATTTATCGTAAAATAACTAATGCGTGTGATATTGTTGAAGCAGAAAGCAAAGTAAATCGCAAGCCACGCAAAGTACGTATAAAGAGTCCCGAAGACCTAGTTAAGAAGCTCAAATTTAAGCAAAGCGATGCTGAATATGGGTTAGGTAGCATAACACCAGCAGATATCATTTACGCCCGTGTACTGG